CGCTCGGAGACTTCAGATCCCTTCCCGAAATGAGGACGGCAGCAAAACGGGCGAAGAGAATGCCAACCTTCGAGGCGGCCTTCCGAAATCTATATCTTAACCAAAGAATTGATGCCCAGGCCCCCCTCATTCCTCGCGCCGAGTGGATGGGTTGCATGGGTGAGTACACCATCAAACCGGAAGAAGGCCTGTATCTCGCCCTTGACCTCTCAGGAGCGCAAGACCTGACTTCCCTTACAGGTGTTACCGAGGGGAAGGATAGTCGCGTCAAGGCATGGTTCTGGAAGCCTGAAGGGTTAATCAAGGAACATCAGCTCCGTGACAGGGTGCCTTATACCGTATGGGAGAAACAAGGCCACATCGAAACGACCCCCGGCCGGTCGGTTCAGTACGAGTGGGTGGTGGAACGTATCGCAAAGATCGCAACTGAATATCATATCTGCGGGATAGCCTTTGACCGATGGCGGATTGAGATTTTCCTTAATGCCTGCAACCGGGTTGGGGTGAGTGTCTATGTCGAGGGGAAAGATGACCCGATAGATGGAGCGATAAGACTTGTTCCCTGGGGCCAAGGTTTTAAGGACATGGCGCCGGCGATAGATGCCTTTGAGGTTTCAATACTTGAACGCCGCCTTGTGCATGACGGGAACCCGGTCTTGACGTGGAACATATCTAACGCGATGACCGGCAAACCAGACCCCGCAGGGAACAGGAAATTAGACAAGAGCGCCTCCAGGTTCCGTATCGACGGCGCCGTAACCCTGGCGATGGCTCTTGGACTGAAGGCAAGGGATATGGTTGCAGAGGTAGAGGAATCAGCATACGCAGACATGACCAAGGAAGAGATGATTGATAGCATGGCCTTCTGATTTTATTTAATAATAATTAAAAATAATGCTTGACATTACATTCACCCCGATATAAGATGTAATCAAAAACAAGGGGGGAGGGATAATGGCAGAGCATAGAGTATATCGAGGGATCTATCCATGTCCGAAGTGCGGGAGCTTGGAAAACGGAACGGATATTATTGCGACTTCAAAAAGGTGGGTTGAGTTCACCTGCGACTGCGGCCACCGGTTCAAAAAATCCGCTGTAAATATCTCCGGTTTGTCGCGGAGTCTGGCGGGTCTGGCAAAAGCAATATAACCACCAACCGCCACCCGGAGGGCATGCTCCGGGAAGGGGAGAGGGAAATGAAAGAGATTGAAAAGCGAGAACTTATAACTACTTATTGGGATTGTGGAAGGGGTGATTGTAAGGTACACCATAGGACAAAGGCGGCGGCGGTGAAATGTCGGGAGGCGGGCAGGACGATTGTAAGCACACGAATAAAATATAAGAAGCAAGTTGAAAAATATATTATGTGTGCGAATCGAAAAGCCAAAGGTGAAACTTATGTATCAATAGCAAAAGAACTGGGTATGTCTCCAGTATGGGTTAGACAGATGGCTCGTAAGGGAATGAAAATCTTAGAGAAGCGCGCACGCGTAAAGGAAATCACATGAAAAAGCATCCTATCACAATAGTATTAAAAGAAGACACCCACAAAGCCCTGAAGAAGAGGGCTGAAGAGGAAAGCCGACCAGTGGCACAAATGGCGCGGGTGATAATTGAGAAGGAATTGAAAGGAGAGAAATAATGGATAACAAATTAGAGGTCAGGGCAATATCGGGTCCGTGGAATCGTGGGGTTGAGTTCTTGGTGCGGTGCGGAAGGGCAATAGCCGAACCACTTACCATGAAGGATGATGAAGGCATTGTTATGGTACGGCCAACCTTCACCCTGGATAAACAAGAGGCGCAGCTCCTCATGGACGATCTTTGGATGGCGGGTTTAAGACCAACCGAGGGGACCGGCTCGGCTGGATCGTTGGCGGCAACGCAGAGACACCTTGAAGATATGAGGACACTTGTTTTTAACCCGAAAGGAGAGGGGAAATGAAAGATAAACAAAACGATGAACTCATTAAAGAATATTTCGCTCATGGTGGCACAATTACTACCATTAAAGCCAGACCCGAAAAAAGGAAATTCATTGTTGGAAAGAGTAAGAAGAATATTGATTATGGTGCCTACGATTATAGCGATTCTGATTATCCACCGAGCATGGTTTTTTAGCACCAAATTAACCCTTGACAACCCCCATTTTATATGCGACACTTCCATCATACATAGAACCCACTACTCAACAAACAAGGGTAAACGGTGAGAATGATTAAAAGATTAGGTAACATTATTGCGGCCCTGTTCAAAGGCTTGTGGAGAGCGTTTGATATCAGGGATGTCTTTTGTTTTGGTGGGGTTGGTATGCTCGGCTATGGCCTCTATCTTTTAAAGGGACTCGGTTGGGCTTTTGTGGTTTGTGGTTCCTTGCTTATGGCTATCGGGTACTTGATGAAGGATGAGTAAATGGGAATAGTCGCTCGAATGCCACGACCGAAAGCAATGCACCCGCAAGAACTTGAACGCATGATTATGTCTGTCTTCGGTGGCGGGTCTACTTCTTCCGGCGTGTCTGTATCCAGTGATTCTGCTATGAGACAGGCTACCGTCTACTCATGCGTCAATGCTCTTTCCCGCGTGATTGGAATGTTACCTTGTCACTTGATGGAAACGGATGGCAAAAACCGCAAAAAACTGATTGACGACTCTCTCTATTTTCTCTTACACGACCAGCCAAACGAATGGATGACCGCGCCGGAGTTTTGGGGCATGGCTATGAACCATCTTCCACTTAGGGGCAACTTCTTTGCACTGAAAAACAGGGGGCTTTCTCTTACCGCACCCGTAAAAGAATTAATCCCTCTTGCACCTGGCATTGTCCAGGAAGTCAAGCAGAATGAAAAGTATCAGCTTACTTACATCTTAAAATATCCAGATGGGACCTTGATGAATGTTCCGGCCCCTCAAATCATGCACCTGCGAGGGATGACCATCAACGGATATATGGGAGTCAATCCCATCCAGTACATACGGGAGTCAATCGCACTGGGACTGGCCTCTGAAGAGTTTGGGGCGCGGTACTTTGGCAGCGGTACGCATCCCGGAATGATAGTTGAACACCCTGGCAAAGTTGATCCTAAAATAAAAGCTGACCTGAAAAGCTCACTGGCAGAATCATATAGTGGCCTTGGAAAATCCCACCGCATGATGCTCCTTGAAGATGGGATGAAGGCGCAGAAGATAACCATTGACCCCAAAGATTCTCAATTCATCGAACTCCGCAAGTATCAGAAGGCGGAGATCGTGGATATCTTTTTTGGGATGCCCCTGACAATCATGGCCTCAGAATCCAAAACCCCGACTTATGCAAGCGCGGAACAGTTCTCAATCGGGTTTGTTATCTACGCCCTGATGCCTTGGCTTGTAACAATCGAGAAGGCAATCTCCCGCGACCTGATACCAATGGCGAAAAGGAAGACTCAATATGCTAAGTTTGTCGCCCGTGGGTTACAGAGGGGAAGTTTTAAGGAACAAATGGACTCTTTTGCGGTGGCTATCGACAAGGAAATCATGAACCCGAACGAATGCCGGGAACTCTTAGAGATGAACCCATATACCGGCGGTGATGAGTACCGGACCCGCACAAGCACCATGAAGGATACAGGGGCCGAGACTAAGGCTCAGATGAAGGCCGAGACATACGATTGTGAATGTATTGATTGCGGACACAAAATGCAATCAGATGAGCATTGTCAGGATATTAAATGCCCTGAATGTGGTGGCACAATGAGACGGGCAGAGCGGCCCGGTCCAGGGCAGGGAAAAGGAAATATATTATGAAACTATCTTACAGAAACGAACGAACAGCAAAATTTATAGCAAGTTATTACAGTAAGCCCCTGGATAAGCCCGATTGGTACAGTATCAACGCGGTTTCAGACGATGAGGCGGAGATTCTTCTCTATGATTATATTGGCTGGCCCTATAATGAGGCTGGTGATTTTGTTCGTGCGCTCGGCGAGCTGAGACAGGGCAAGATCGTTATCCGCATCAACTCTCCCGGCGGAGACGTTTTTGATGCCCATGCGATCCACAATGCAATAAAAGCACACCCTTCAAAGCCAACAACCAGAATCGAGTCTCTTGCCGCGTCTGCCGCGTCTTATATCTCCATAGCCGGATCAGAAAGGCAAGCCTACAAAAATACAATGGCAATGATTCACGAACCCATGACCGGGATGTGGGGGAATCAATACGAACTTCGAGAGGTAGCAGACATTCTTGAACAGATCAGTGGCAGCATGATCGAAATGTACGCCGACAACACGAACGTAGGCAAGAGAGAACTAAAAGACATGCTGAAGGTTGAAACGTGGATGAATGCCAAGGCCATGAAAGAGAAAGGTTTTATCGACACCATAATTGAAGCCGGGAAGCCGGTTAAGGCACAGTTTGACCTCTCCATGTTCGCCAATATCCCTGAAGGATTGAGCAATGGAGCAAATGAAGAAGCAACTGAACGAGAAAAAGAGAAAGCCTTACGGGATGTGGGCTTTTCTCAGAAAGAAGCAAAGGCCATTCTCGCGGGACGCAAGGAAGGCACTCAACGGGATGTTGAGGGGATACAGGCAGAAGTAGAACGAATTACAAACATAATGAAATCATAGGAGGACACAGACAATGGACGAGATCAAAAAGATTATAGAAGCTCTTGGTAAAACCTTTGAAACCTTCAAGGGTGAAAATGATGTACGTCTCAAAGAGATTGAGACGAAAGGCCACGCGGACCCGCTGCTTGCGGAGAAGGTGGACAAAATCAACGCAGATATCGCCCAGATTGCAGAGATGAAGACGCAGCTTGAAGCCCTTGAAACGGTGGCCGGGCGCGGCGCTTTCGGTGGCGGGACTTCCGAACTCGACAAAGCCAAGTCAGAATACAAAGCCAAGTTTGAGAGTTGGTTTCGTAAAGGAGCAGAAGGCAATCTTGCAGAATTGGCAGTTCAGGCCAATGCTTCTACCCTTTCCGATCCTGATGGCGGATTCACCGTACCCGAGGAAATGGAGAAAACCATTGACCGCGTCGCCGGTACAGTTTCCGCAATGCGTGGACTTGCAACCGTGATGGGTATTGGGACCGACACCTACAAGAAACTGGTAAATCAGGGCGGAGCCACGACTGGCTGGGTTGGTGAAAAGGGAGCGAGAGCTGAAACCGATTCTCCGAGTCTGGTAGAAATCGCAATCAACACCAAAGAGATCTACGCGATGCCTGCCGCAACTCAGAAGCTCCTCGATGACAGTTATATCGACATAGCTGCATGGCTCGGTAATGAGGTCGCCATTGAGTTTGCAGAAGAGGAAGGCGATGCCTTTATCAACGGTAACGGTGTTGAAAAACCGAAGGGTCTTGACGCATACACGAAAGTTGCGAATGCTTCTTATGCGTGGGGGAAAATGGGATATATCGCCGGTGGTCACGCTACCCTGCTGAACAACGCTGACAAACTGGTTGATGTTACCGATGGTCTCAACTCGATTTACCTCAACGGATCATCCTGGTTGATGAACCGTACAACCAATGGCGTTATCAGGAAGTTCAAGGATGGCGAAGGGAATTATATCTGGAGACCGGGTCTTGAAGCTGGCGCTCCGAATACCCTGTTGGGTTATCCGGTTGTTACGGATGACAACGTGGAAGATATCGGGAGCGAAGCCTTTCCCCTCTATTTCGGAAACTTCAAACGGGCTTATCTGATTCTCGACAGGTTCGGTATCCGGGTTTTGCGTGATCCTTACTCCTCGAAACCCTATGTTCTCTTCTACACCACGAAACGCGTTGGAGGAGGCATAGTCCTTTATGAGGCAATCAAGACCCTGAGGATAGCCACTACTTAACATTAACCGGGGGTTGAAATATACCCCCCTTCAATAAGTTTTAAGGAGGTAAACACAATGAAAGATCTTTATAATAACTTGGCTTTTACAAAAGTGCTAGATCCGGTTTCATTAACTGACGGTGAAAGCATGGAAACTGTTGTGGATCTTGCTGATTTCAATAGTGCTGTTGTGATTTGGCACTGTGGGGAGTCAGATGCCGCAGATGGGTCGAATTATTGGACCTGCACGCTCCAGCATGCCGACGACGACGGGACAGGTTCGGCTGATAGTTACTCAAACGTAGCGGCCAAGGATGTTCTTGGCGTAACGCCCGCGAGTGGGGTTGTTTTTACGATGGATGACGACTCAGACGAAGATTCGCAGATTTACTCTTGCGGGTATGTTGGCGGCAAAAGGTTCCTAAAAGTAAAACTTGACGAATCTGGCACCGGCCCGACAATGCTTCAGAGCGCGATGGTCATCAAAGGCCATGGCCTGGACGTACCGGCTATTTAATTTAACCGTTCCCTTCAACGGGATAGGTCTCCGGGGGTTTATCCGGCTCCCGGAGGCTGCAACCAACGAAATTAAACGGAGGAAAGAAAAATGAGTTATCAAC